GACACTTCGCCGGGCTCGACTCCTCCGGCAATCTGACCGACAGCGGCAAAAAGCCGGGCGACTTTGCAGACGCGAGCCACACCCACACGGGCAAGGCGGACAAGGTAGAGAGCGCCACGGCGGGACACTTCGCCGGGCTCGACTCCTCCGGCAATCTGACCGACAGCGGCAAAAAGCCGGGCGACTTTGCCAACGCCTCCCACGCTCACGCGGGATACGCAGAGGTAAAGATTTTCTCCGCCGTGTCCGTCGCCGCCTCTGCATGGGTGAGCGACAGCACATACGCGGCGTATCCGTATGCCGCCTCTATCGCTTGCTCCGGCGTGACGGCGAGCCACGTCCCCGAGGTCGTGTTCGGCGCGACGGAGGCCGCGAGCGGGAACTTTGCGCCGGTCGCTCTCTCCGGGAGCGGGACGGTCAAAATCTACGCCGCGACAAAGCCGACGGCGGCTATCACGGTGCAGAGCATTACTTGTATTAAGGCGGTGAGCTAAAAATGATTGGTAGAACAAACGCAGTCAACAAGCCTGGAGTCGAACTCTCCCTCGTGGTATCCGTTACCAGCGGCGCGGCGGTCACGGCGACAAAGGGCTCGAAAACGGTAAACGGCACGGCGGCGGGCGGCTCGTGCGTCCTCTCCTTGCCGGAGGCCGGTACATGGAGCGTCAAGGCCACGCTCAACGGGCGAACGTCCGATACGAAAAGCGTCTCCGTCGTCGATAGCTACGCGGTGGCGCTGACGTTCTTTTCTGCGACGATTACCGTCAACGTGGACTCCGGCGCATCCGTCACGCTGAAAAAGGGCGGGACGACTATCGCCACAAAGACGAGCAACGGGACGGCGGTTTTCACCGTCACGGAGACGGGGGCGTACACGGTCACGGCGACAAAGAACGGGCAGACGACGAGCGGCTCCGTCAATGTCGTTTCCGGCACGACCTCCTATGCGCTGACGCTCTCTTTCGTGAGCTCTACGCTCAACAATAACGAGTGGAGCGTTATCAAGTCCGTTTCCGACGCGGGACAGGGCGCGAACTATTGGAGCATCGGCGACCGCAAGGCCGTAACGCTTAACGGCACAATGAGCAAGCTCTCGCTCTCGAATGCCACGACCTACGCTTTCATTATCGGGTTTAACCATAACGCGAGCGTCGAGGGTACAAACCGCATCCATTTTCAAATCGGAAAGAAGGCTCTCACCGGCGGAACGGACGTTTGCCTCGTGAGCGGGTATAGCGACGACTCCGATTTCTACATGAATACCTCGAACACAAACTCCGGCGGCTGGAGCTCCTCTTATATGCGTACAAAGATTTTGGGGACGAGCCTCTCGAGCTATTCCGGGACGTTTATCGGCGTTCTACCGGCGGCGCTCCGTGCCGTCCTCAAGTCCGTTACAAAGTACACCAACAACACCGGCAACAGCTCGGCGGCGAGCGCAGTCACGGCAACAACGGATTACGCTTTCCTCCTCTCGGAGTACGAGGTTTTCGGTAGCACTACCTACGCAAACAGCAATGAGGCGAGTAAACAAGCGCAATACGCATATTATTCCGCCGGAAATAGCAAAATCAAGTACAACCACAGCGCGACGAGTACCGCCGTCAGTTGGTGGCTCCGTTCCCCGCGTGCGGGCAACTCCTCGGACTTCGTGCGTGTGGACAGCGACGGCACGGTCGGCTACGGCAACGCGAGCAATTCGATTGGTGTCGCGCCCGGCTTTTGCGTATAATTCGGAAATCGAGACTTGCGCCCTCAATGGGCGCATAGTCGGCGAGGAGGAAAGAAAATGTCCGTACCAAAATCGAGACGCGGCGAAAGCCCGGCGGAGTATATCAACCTCGCCCGCGAGATTTATGTGTTCACATATAACCGCGTCCGTATCTTGCCGAAAAGCTACACCTTTTATTTTTCCTTGCCGCTCTACAACGCGGCGCGAGAGGCTTATCGCATGATAAAGACGGCAAACCTCATTTACGTTGACGAGAAATCTCCCGAGGAGATACGCCGCCGGAACATCCAGCGGCGGAAAGAGTATTACGAAACGGCACAGGGCTATTATAACTCGACGCTAGACGTGCTCGACCTCGCGTATATGACCGTCAACCACGAGAAGATACCGCCGAACGTCCTCAAAGAGTGGGTAAAGCTCATTACGGACGAGCTCTCGCAAATCTCTAAAATCAAGCGGAGCGACAAAGCGCGAGCTTAATCCTCCGAGTGATTAGGTTATATTCCGCTTCGCCGTCAATTGGTGGCTCCGTTCCCCGAATGCGAGCAACTCCTCGAACTTCGTGAATGTGAACAACGACGGCACGGTCAACAACAACAACGCGAGCAATTCGAATGGTGTCGCGCCCGGATTTTATATCAACATGGGGCAGACCGAATAACTCCTCACGGAGCGAAAGCAGTCCCTATATAAAAGGGGAATATAACCTCTCTGACGGCCTCGCGCCGCCGGACAAACATATACCGCGATACGGTTAGCCGGACGCTCCTTGCATGGGCGCGGAGTGCGTGCTTTCCGCGCTTTCATGGCTCGCCGTTACGCATTTTAGACAACACGCCGAGAAAGAAATGTACGAGGTATTTTTATCTTATGAACAGCGCAGAACGACGCGAGGCACGGTATCAGCGTCGCAAGGCCGCGAGAATGGAAAAGAAAGCCGCCGCGCTCCGGGAGTACGGAGATTTCGAGACGGTTTTCTCATTCGAGCGGCTCTATGAGAGCTACCGCGCCTCCGTCCGTGGCGTTGGATGGAAAGCGAGCACACAGCGATACAAAGCCGCCTCGCTTGCCAACGTCACAAAGACACACGAGGAATTGATAGCCGGGAGATACCACTCCAAGGGCTTTTACGAGTTCGATATTGTGGAGCGGGGAAAGCCGAGGCATATTCGGAGCGTCCATATCTCCGAGCGCGTCGTACAACGGTGCTTATGCGATTACTGCCTTGTGCCGATGCTCTCCCGGTCGTTCATCTACGACAACGGAGCGAGCTTGCGCGGCAAAGGGTACGATTTCGCCGTATCCCGGGTGACGCGCTTTCTCGCGGAGCATTACAGGAAACACGGGCGGGAGGGCTACGTCCTCGTATTCGATTTTTCAAAGTATTTTGATACCGCCCGGCATGAGCCGGTATTTCGGGAGCTCGAGCGGAGCGGCATAGACGACCGCCTCGTTTCGCTCTCGAAATATTTTATTCAGAACTTCGGAGACGTGGGGCTCGGCCTCGGGAGCCAAGTCTCGCAAATCGCCGCGCTCGCCTTGCCGAACAGGATAGACCACTATATCAAGGACACGCTCGGCATGAAGCACTACGCCCGTTATATGGACGACGGGTGTATCATCAGCGAGTCAAAGGCAAAGCTCGAGCTCTGCCTCCGGGAACTCCGGCGGCTCTGCGACGAGCTCGGTATCCGCCTCAATCCGAAAAAGACGCAGATTATCAAGCTCACGCGCGGCTTTACGTTCGTCAAGGTGCGCTTTCGCTATGGCGTAAACGGTAAAGTCGTCCGCCGGGCGACCTATAAGGGTATCCGGCACATGAGGGAGAAACTACGGATTTTCCGGCGCTGGGTGGACTCCGGCAGAATGACGGCGGCGGACGTGGAAACGTCCCTCGTCTCGTGGCGGGGACACATGAGGCGATTTCATTCGTACCACATGGCGCAGACCGTAGAGCGGCGCTATCGAGAATTATTCAAGGGAGGATAAAGCTATGGAGTATATCGTCTATCGGCGCTTTAAGGCCGAGGGCATCGACGGAGCCTTTAACCTCCGATACGGGACGACCGTAACGGAGCGGGACGGCTTTCTCTTTGCCGCTGACGGGCGGAAGATTTGCGCCGCAACGTCTGAAAACGGATGGGAGCATTTTAGACCAAACACGCCGGAGGGCGCGTATCGTCAAAAGATGCTCGACGGCCTCTATCACTATTACGGCAAGCACGAGGGCGCGTCGGACTTCGACCCGGAGAAATGGGCGGGGGCGGAAAATCTGTACTGGAAAAACCTCCTCCGCACGATGAACACGCAGGAGCTCGAGGAGTTTTACAAAAAGCGGCTCGGAGAGCTGCCGAAAATGGAGGGATAACGTATGTATGCTATCAAAAGCGGCGGAAAGGTCGTCGGCTACTCCGATACCGTTGTCTATGTCCGCCTACACGAAAACGGGTGCTATGTCCCGTGCGACGAGGCGGAGGCCGGGGGCTTTTGCATCAAGACGGCAATCGACCGCAAGGACGAGGAGACAGGCGAAACGATGACCTATCTCGAGGACTTCGTTTACGCTTTTGCAGACGGAGGGCTCCTCGGAATTGAGCCGGTCGGCTCCGTGGAGAATGTGAGCGGTACGCTCATGCTCGCCGAGAACGATAAAGTTCTCGATATTCTGTTAGGGGGTGCGGCGGAATGATTACCGTTGAAAAGGCGAAAAAGCTCCGGGCAATCATCGAGCGGGCGGTCGCCGCGCTCGAACTCGACAACGAGGCCGCGCTTGAGTGCGTCGAGCTTTTCCCTGCATGGGAGAACGGCAAGGCGTACACCGTCGAGACGAGGGTACAGTACGGCGGAAAGCTCTATCGTTGTGTGCAAGCGCACACGTCACAAAGCGACTGGACTCCGCCGGTCGCCGCCTCCCTTTGGAGCGGCGTAACGGTAGACCCGACAACCGGCTATGACGAATGGAAACAGCCGACTGGCGCTCACGACGCATACAAAAAGGGCGACCGCGTTCTCTTTAATGGCTCCGTGTATGAGAGCCTTATCGACGGAAACGCATACTCCCCGACGGACTATCCGGCGGGGTGGAAACTCATTGAATGAGCGGGGCGGTCTACACGCTCGAACTCGACGGCAAAATCATAGCGCGGCGGGAGTCTCTCTTGTGGGTACGCCTCGACGCTCCCGGCCTCTATGTCGTATGCACGGAGGCGGAGGGCGAGGGCGTTATCGTTGACGGGGAGATTTACCACGTCCGGGGGTGTCCCATTTTGCCGGGAAAGCAGACCGTTAAACTCGACTACATCGAATTAACGGAGGTATGAAATGGACTATTTTAGCGCGATTATCGGAGTCGTCGGGACTATCCTCGGCGGCGTGTTAAGCTATGCCGCTTTTCATAGGAACTCGAAAAAGGACAGCGAGAGCGAGGGCAAAGAGGCCGGAACAATGTTGACCGAAATCGGGTACATTAAAGGCGGCATCGACCGTATCGAGCGAAAGCAGGACGCGCAGGACGCGCGCTATATCGGCATGGCGGAGCGTATGTCGGCGGTGGAGAGCTCGGCAAAGTCGGCACATCATCGTATCGACAGGCTCGAGGGGCGCGAGGCGCGGGAGGACGGATAATGCCCGCCCGCAAAGGCGCGGCGCGCCGCCGGAAGTTCAAAAAATGGGTGCTCGAGGTATGGAGCTTTGCAAAGAGGTATCTCTCCTTTTCAAAGCTCCTCGTTTATGCCGTCCTCTATATCGACTACAAATCGACAATGACGACGCTCGACCTCTGCCGGATTTCCGTAGCCAACAACTACACCGGCTCGCTCCCGTATTTGACCGCCCTTATCGCCTTTTTACAGGCCGCGACCGCTACCGTGCTCTCGTTCTCGCTCAATAAGAGCAAGGCCGAGAACACGACCGGCGGAATTACATACGACACGGCAACAAAACGAGATTGCTAAAGGAGGTAGCAAAATGAAAGAAATCATCGTAAAGCGGCTCGGCGCTCTCTTGAGCGTAAAGAGCCTCGTCACACTCTTACTCTCCGGGGTATTCGCGTACCTCGCCATTACCGGGCAGACGAGCCAAGAGTTTATGACGGTCTACACGGTCGTTATCGCGTTTTATTTTGGAACGCAGACCCAAAAAATCAGCGACGCGGTAGACAAGACTCTCAAGGGGGAATAATTTATGCTGACGGTGGAGAAGCGGATTATTTCCCGAAACTTCACGCGCGCCGGAGCGGGACGGAAAATCGAGTATATCGTTATCCACTATTTCGGCTCGCTCGGAACGGCGGCGGCGGTGGCGAACTACTTCGCCGGAGCCGATAGGCAAGCCTCGGCGCATTACTGTTTAGACGAGGGGAATATCGTTTATCAGTGCGTCGAGGACAATAATATCGCGTGGCATTGTGGCACGTCCGGCGGATACGTTCATCCAAGATGCAGGAACGCGAACAGCATCGGGATTGAAGTCCGCCCGTATAAGCTCGACAAGACGACCGCCGGGAGCGCGGCGGCTCGGGATTGGTATTTCACCGAAAAGACCGTTGATAATCTCGTAGAGTTTACGCGGGCTCTCATGGAGAAATACAATATCCCCGCCGAGAACGTCGTCCGGCATTACGACGTAACGGGAAAATGGTGTCCGCGCCCGTGGATGGGCGACGACATGAACGCCTATTACGGCACGAGCGGAAATGAACAATGGGCGAGATTTAAGGCTCGCCTCTCTGGAAATGAGGAGGATTTCGACATGGATATTAACGAGGCAAGAAAGCGACTGACCTCTTGCGCCGATACCGGCGACACGCCCTCCGCGTGGGCGAAAGAGGCGGCGGAATACTGCAAGCGCAAGGGCATTTTTAACGGCGACGGAGCCGGTAATTTTGGCTGGCAACAGCCGATTACCCGCGAGGCCGTAGCTTGCATCATCTACCGCGCACTCGAGGCGGCGGGCGCTCTCGGCAATCTTTCCGACGTATAATCGAGCAGAAAAAGCGGGCGGGGCTCTATGGCCTCGCCCGCTTTTTTGTTACGCTTTTAGTGTTTTGCGTGCGTTATTGTGCGTTTAATGCACGCATATAGCTTTTTTGTTCCGATTGCCGCATACTTGAACATGAGATAACAGCCGTAGAGCAGACCGTAGAGCATCCACCCGCAAGCCAACACGGAATACCAACAGAAATAGAAACAGCCGACGAGCACCAGCACGAAAAGGAAATACCAGCAATTACGCCGGGTAAGCCGGAGGCCGACTCCGAGCCGGAAACCGCTCATTGACTTTAGGCGCTTCGAGAAGCTGACAAACATAGCTCAATGCCTCCCACTTTTCGCTTTCAGATACGGCACGAGCCCCCACGCGACCAGCGCGCCGCCGATTACGAGCCCGCACACGAAAGAGGAGATATTCCCTTGCGCGGCGAGCGAGACGGCGGCGAACAGGAACAGAACGCCGACGACGATTTTCACGAGCATAGCGGTTTTAGATTGCCGCATACCCGTAACGCGCTCGCGCTCGTCGGCTTCGGCCTCGCGCTCTGCGGCCTTGCGAGCTTTCGCTTGCTCTTTTTGAATGTCCTTTTGATTATCGACACAATGCTTGCAGACGTAGCGGCGGGACTCGGGATAATAAGCGCCGCCCTCGTTCGCGTCGAACTGCCTCCCGCACTTCACGCAAGTAACAATATGCTTTTTCATGGTATGAGTAACTCCCTCCTATTTTTTCGGTCTGCTGACCTTTAACACAATTATGCGTTGCGTATGTGCTAAAGTCAAGAAAAATGCAGACTATTAACACAGGGAGGCGAGAGCTTGCGGATATACGATTTTGAGGGAAAGAAGAATATAAGCGGTGAGCGCATCCGCGAGGCACGGCTAAAGCTCCGGCTCTCACAAAGCGACCTCGCGGCGCGGGTGCAGGTCGAGGGCGTAACAATGGAGCGGGACTCGATAAGCCGTATTGAAATCGGAACGCGGTTTATTCCCGATTACGAGATACCCGTCTTTGCCCGCGTCCTCGGCGTGTCTGCCCTCTGGCTCCTCGGAATAGAGTAAATCCCCGGCCTCCTCGCCGGGGATTATTTTTGCACTTTTTCGTATCGCCCTATTGACATACTAATAGTAGTATGATATAATGAGTACATCCTAAAGGAAAGGAGAAAAGCTATGGACAACATAGAAAAAGCCTTGCAGGAATTGGCGAAAGCGGTTGAACGTAACGACACGGTGGAACGAGTCAAGGTTACAATCACCCTTGTAAAGCCAAAACCGAGCAAGGCTAAACCCGGCAAGTAAGCCGAGGCGGGGAGCGGACGGGAAACCGTCCCTCCCGTAAGTCCTATTATAACAGCACGAACGAAAAAAACAAGTGCCAAATAAGGAGGGCTATTATGGGATACACGCACACGGTGCAGAAGTGGAACGGGAAAATCTTCGTCCAGTCCGAGAGCTCGTCAACGTCCTATTATTCGATGGGCGCTTATATGCCGGGCGACGACGACATAGACGAGGCGGAAGTCGATACCCTCGGGGAGCTCTATAAACTATGGCAAGAGGCAAAGGCCGGGGACGCATCTTGCGGAGAAAAGGAATGGAAGTACCGCTTTTACAAGCACACTATCAAGGAAGAAAAACGCTCGGACGGAAAGCCGGTATTTGCCGACTACGTTTGCGAGGGGAAAATCTACCGGCGGGGAAACAAGGTCTTTTTCAAACCGGCGGGGGAGTGAGGAGGCTATATATGATTATCAAAAAGGGCGAGCGGGAGTATTCCGTAACGGAACTCTCGCACGAATGGAAAGCCGAGCGGGTGCTCGGCGGCGTTGCGGTCGAATACAAAATACCGAAAGAGGCCGCGCCGGACGCGGCGGCGGTCGAAAGGTATATCGCGGAAAACGAAATCTTTTGAGGGGTGATACCATGCCGGAGGCGAAAAGAAAGACTCATACCTCGACGGAGGTCAAACGGAGATATAACGAGAAAACATATACGCTCATTTCTGCGAGCGTTCCAAAGGAAACGGCGGCGGCTTTCAAGGCGAAATGTGCCGCCGAGGGTATTCCGCAAGCGCAGATTATCAAAAAGGCGATAGAGGATTTCTTGTCGCAGTAACGAAAGGGCGGGGCTTTCCCGCCCTTTTTCTATATCTTGAGGGAGGGCGCGCTATGGGAGAGCGGGCATATAAACAACTTAATTGGACGAGCCGTATCAAGCTCGAGACGATGCTCAAGCATGGACACTCGAAAAAGGAAATCGCCGAGGAGCTGGGCGTACATATCAGCACCGTTTACCGCGAGCTCAAGCGCGGGACGTATGAGCATCTAAACTCCGATTATACGACCGAGGAGCGGTATAGCCCGGAAAAAGCCGAGGCGCGCTATCAAGAGGGGCTCGCCGCGAAAGGTGCTCCGCTCAAGATTGGGAAAAATCACGCCGCCGCGCAGTTTATCGAGGACAAAATCGGAAATGAGGACTATTCCCCGGCGGCGGTGTGCGCTCTACTCAAGCAGGAAAAATATAAACACTTCGGAATAACCTTTTGCCGTGCGACGATTTACAAGTACGTCGAGGACGGCGTTTTCCTCACGCTCACAAATCAAGACCTCCCGGAAAAGGGCGACCGCAAAAAGAAGCATAGAACAATCCGCAAGAAACAGGCTCGGGCATCCAGCGGCACGAGTATAGAGCAGAGGCCGGAGTATATCAACGAGCGGCAGGAGCCGGGACATTGGGAAATGGATACCGTCGTCGGGAAGAAGCGGACGAAAGCCCGCCTCCTCGTCCTCTCCGAGCGCGTTACGCGGCGGGAAATCATTATCCGCATTAAGGACGGGCGCGCCGAGACGGTCGTCGCGGCATTAGACCGCCTCGAGCGCCTTTACGGTGCGGCGTTCTATCGGATATTCAAAACGATAACCGTAGACAATGGCTCCGAGTTCGCGGATGCTGACGGCATCGAGCGGAGCGCCCGGCGCAAGGATGCAAAGCGGACGACGGTCTATTACTGTCATGCGTATAGCTCTTGTGAGCGCGGCACGAACGAGAATATTAACCGCATGATACGGCGGCAATTCCCGAAAGGGACGGACTTCGACAAGGTGACGGCGGCGGAAGTGAAGCGCGTCGAGACGTGGCTCAACAACTACCCGCGAGAAATACTCGGCTTTATGTCCTCGGCGCAAGCGTTCGAGCTCGCCTTTGACCGCGCCGCATGAGCCCTCAAAAATTTATTCTATCTTTTTCGCACAAAATACTTGACATTTGCGTCCGGCGCACGGCGGCAGCCGTGCGCTTTTTTTCGGCAGGGGGATTGGAAAACGGAGATATCTGTGATATGATTAAAAAAATTGCGATTTTTCGCCAGAATGTTGAGTAAGGAAGGATCCGGAATGGAACAGAATCTGACATTTGCCGACCTTGGACTGTCGGAAGAAATTTTGCAGGCGCTGGAGAAGAAGGGCTACGGCTACCCGACCCGCATCCAGGCCGAGGCGATCCCGGAATTTTTACAGTGGAAAGACGTCATCGCCAAGGCGCCGACCGGCACGGGCAAGACCTTTGCCTTCGGCATCCCGATGATCGAGCATATCGACGCTGAGAGCGAGGACCTGCAGGGCCTCATCCTGGCCCCGACGCGTGAGCTTGCCATCCAGATCTGCGACGAGCTGCGCGGGCTGCTCACATACTATAAGAATATCCGTGTGGCCGTGGTCTACGGCGGCGCGAAGATCGAAGGGCAGATCAAGCAGCTGAAGGCGCACCCGCAGATCGTCGTCGCCACGCCGGGCCGGCTGATGGACCACTATAAGCGGCATACGATCTCGTTCGACAAGGTGCAGACCGTCGTGCTCGACGAGGCGGACCGGATGCTCGACATGGGCTTCTTTGACGACGTGACAAAGATCATCGAGAAGGTCAAAAACCGCCGCAATCTCGGCCTGTTCTCCGCCACCATCTCGCAGGAGGTCATGACGGTCTCGTGGATGTACCAGCGCGACGAGGTGGAGATCACCGTCCCCGCCGACACCGACAACCGCCCGGACATCACGCAGTATTCCATCACCTGCCCGCCGCTCGAGAAGATCGACATGGTCAGCCGCCTCATCCGCACGCTGCGGCTCGAGCGAACCATCGTCTTCTGCAACACGAAGGTCATGTGCCAGCGTCTGCGCGACGATCTGGTCCGCATGGGCCTCGACGCCGACTGCATCCACGGCGATA